TGGTTCGTATGTGCCGTGTGACTTAGCCTGGTCGTAGTAGTTGTACACCGCTACCTTAGCTAAAGACTTGCACTCAAACACTGCTGGAATAGCTTCCTTAGCTGCTTGAGACATCACGACATCTTCACCGTGAGAACCCATAGGACAGCTTCTAAGGTCAAGCTCTGTTAACTGTGGATACCTTTCTAACAGTTGCTTTACGACCCACTTTTGCAGGTTTCGTCCCTTTGCCTTGGCTGATTGTGTCTTCACGAGCTAGTACCTTTCTGTTCTTAATCCATGCTTTAGGAATGTGCATTCTTGCGTTGGTTTGGTCAACAGACCATGTAGAAGCTAAACAGAGTGCTTCATCTGTTTCGTCAACTAAGTAACCTACGGTGATGCAATGGTGAATCTCTGCCTTTGTCTTGCCTTCCCAACCGACATCAGCAACAGCATCAATCCACGACACCTGAATTATCTTTGGGGTGGCTGCCATACATCTCCTTCTTTTCTTTGTAGATACAGCAATTGTCCGTTCTCTAACACTCTCACAGTGTCACCGTCATAGGCTTTCAACACCGCATCGTACAGCTCTTCAACAGTTGTGCAGTCCTTGAGTATCTTAGCACCTTTAGCAGGACCGATACCTTTGAGACCTTCAATGTTGTCGACTCTGTCGCCAGTAAGAATTTGTAGGTAGAAGCTGTGCCAACCAGCGAATTCAGAGACATAATACTTCTCTTTCTTTCGATAGTTGTAGTGATGCCCTCGGAACTGATTAAGGTCTTTGTCGATGTGAACCATGATTGATTCATCTTCATCGAGAGCGTAAGCAGCAATACCGACAGCATCGTCAGCTTCTATACCTTCTGTGACTACAAAACCCCAATCCTTCACTAAGTGGTCTCTTAGGGCTTGTAAGTGTACAGGTTTCTCCTGTGGTCGAGTTCCTTTGTATGGTACTGTGACTGCGATGTCGTTGCGGAAGTTACCCTTTCCAGTAAGGAATCCCTTATAGTCATCACACTCTAAATCCATGCAAAGCTCTACCACAGTAGCTTCTAACCTGGACACCGCCAACGCTTCGTCTACATCGTTGCTAGAAAAGCCAACGGCATAGCACAAAGAGTCAGCGTCGATTAAAGCAGTTATCACAGGATGTCGTCATCCATGTCGGCTGTTGCTACACCTTCAGGGTTGTATTCCTTTAGGTCAGTAATAACAATCTTCATCAATGATGGGCTGATACCCTTCTTGTTCATGAACTTCCACTCGTAAGCAGAAACCATTGCGGTTGCTTTAGAGTTGTTAGCCACGATTGCAGTGATATGATTACCTGAAGAGTCTTGTGGACGAATAGGATTCACAGACTTGCAAGTGATGTAACGACCTTGCTCAGGCTTCTTAGGGTTGCTGTTAACAGCGATGCCCATTGCTTCCAATGCTGCTACTGCGTCATCAGACAAGTTGCATAGGTCTACTTGATACTTCTGGCTAAGGTCATTAACCTTGTCAAAGTAAGCCCAGAAAATGTCGGCTTTTAGTTTAACTGGTGAACTCATTTATTACTCCTTTAAAAATGTTGCTGTTACTGATTATAGTGGGTTGTCAACAATTGTCAATCCACATTGTGAAATAGTTTAGTGAATCTTTCGTGGAACACCAAACTCAAACTCTGCTAAACCTTCTAGCGTCCCATCTTCTAAATCTCGTAAAGAATCTAAGATTAGTTGATAAGTCTCTTCCAAATCCATTGATGTCTCAATAGAATATGTGTCATCTTTGAAGGCACGAATAACAACCATGCCGTATAGGTTTTCGTCTAAATCTTTATCGTCTTCCATTAGTGGGTATCCTTCCAAGTTAAGCCTGTCCGATATTCGCCAGATAAAGGACAACGCATTTTTAAAACCTTACCTGCTTCTTCAATAGCCCATACACCGTATTGACCTACCAAATCAGCAGTTGCTTCTTTTGTTTCAATCTGCCATTCATCATGCACATTAGCACAGAACTTGTGTTCTATCTTCTCTCGCTTTAAACGATTAGACAATAACACAAGAGCTTGCTTCATGACGATTGCACCAGCACCCTGCAAAAGCGTGTTGAGCGACGAGTGTTCGGAGCGAACCAATAACTTGCGTCCGTCAAGACCTGGAAGCCAGCCTTTCTGAGAGTAGATGCGACTAACTTTTTCACGAAGTGCTTTGAGTTTCGGTGTGTTGCGTAGAAAACTAGTAATGAGGTTTTGTCCTTCTTTCGCACCACCTCCAACAATCTGCCCGATTTTGGGACTTCCTGCACCATAGAGGAATGCATAGATAAATGTCTTAGCTTGATTTCTCGTTTCAAGTCCAGCAGCCTTCTGGTTCGCTGTGTGTATATCGCCTGATACAACTTCACTTGTATATGCATCGTCATTCATATAGTGAGCCAACATTCTCAACTCCAATCCTGAAGCATCAATGCCGACCAATCTATTGCCTTTCTCTACTGTCCATAGGTTTCTACATTCAGGTCCGTATACAGCACCGCTGTTAGGAATCTGTGCCATGTTAGGACTCATGTGTGTCATACGACCAGTCACTGCACCGTTGGTGATGACACGACCATGAACCCTACCGTCTGATTCAACTGCTGATAACCAAGATTCTATCTGAGCTATTCGCTTCTGAAGCATCAAGTATTCTGCGATGGCTTTCGCTTCTGGGATGTCGATGCCTTCGAGCGTGGTTTCGTCGACGATGACACTGCCTTTTTCGGTGTGCTTCTTGGGCTTCCAACCTTTTTCTTGGAGACGCTCTGCGATTTGCTGACGGCTGCCTGGGTTGAAGGGTGTGACGATGTCTGGGAGGGCTTTTCCTGTTTTTTTATGAGTTCTTCCACTTTCAACTCTGGGAGGAAATATGCTTTCCATTTCAACTTTGATAGCTTCCAACTTAGCTTTAAGACTACATAAAAGTTCCGTAGCTCCTCTTTCATCGAGCTTAAAACCGTTTCGTTCTTGTTCTGCAATGATGATTGCGACTTGGTGTTCGAGCTCTTTGCTCTTCTCTGAGAAGTCATCTTTCATTTCCCTTTCTAGGTGTTGATAAAGTTTAGCTGTTACTAAGGTGTCCTGTTTACAATACTGCAACATCTCATCTGTTAAGCCACCGTCAAAGTCTGTGAAGTCTCCTTTAGGAAACCCTAGTCTTTGTCCCCAAGCAGCAAGGCTGTGTCCATCTTCTAATGATGGGTTATACAATCTAGACAATACCAATGTGTCAACGACCTGTGACTTCTTGACTGTGATGTTCCATACTTTCTTTAACACAGGGAAGTCAAAGAAGATTCCGTTGTGTGCAATGATTTTCTCGACTGAGTCTAAGTAAGGCTGTAAGCTGTTAGGCTGTGTGAATACAGACATCACATCAGTCTTGAGGTCACGACAGACAACACACCATATCTTATCGTGTGCTGAGTTGGTTTCGATGTCTAAGATGATTCGCATTAAATTAGTGTAACCAAGTCTGTTAACTTAATCAAGTATAACTTTGATGTCATGTCATCGCCACCACGAACAGACCGTGGATTGTGCTTTGCAATATACTTACGCAATGTGCTTACCTTCAAAAGAATAGAAAAGACAATATCGTCTCCAATAGCAAGATTGTGCATCCAGTAATCAGCGTGAGTAGTAATAATTCCAGATGGCTTATTTCTGGACTCGTATTCAATAACGATGTTGCCTGTCGTCTTCCACTTGTCTTTCTCTGTTTTAACCTCAATCTTACTTTGTCCGAGCATCTCTGCAACTTTGTGTTCAAACACTTGTCCATAAGCTAAGTCCAAATCAAATCGTTTATCGTTGTTCATAAGCATAGTTTAACTAAGCCTCCTAGATACATTAACACAGCGACTGCTTCAACAACAAACAAAGCATAGTCTTTCTGTTGCACACCTGACCAAGCCCACAGACCGCTACCGACTAAACCAAACCACAGGTTCAATGGGTAAATGTTCAGACTGGTCAGTGCTATACCAATCAGACACAAGCCTGTGCCTGTCCATTTCATTTCTTCTTCACTACTTTCTTAGGCTTAACAGCTAAGTCTTTCTTAGTCTCTTCAACTGCCTTAAGAATAGGGCTTTCTTGTCGTGGTTCGTTGAACAGATGAGCAAACAAGTCCTGTATCTCAGGCTCTGTCAAAGTCATTGACTTACCGTTGTTGAAGTGAACTTCTCTGTCCTTAATCCATGTGATGTTAGAAGGGTTGAAGTAATACTGTCCAATCTTAATCATTTCTGCTCTCACTTTCTTTTCAATAGCCCTAGCGAATGCTTTGATGTCGCCAGGGGTTGTCATTCTGATACCAACGATGTCATCATCGGTCATAGTTTAAATACCTTTGTCCAAGCTGCGAAGTGGTGAACTGTGCCTTTAGAATCTTTACAGTAGCTATACATACCGTCAATGTGGTCGAATGTGAACAAGTCTTCAACATTGAACTCATTGGATTCAACAGGAACTCTAACTTCTTCTTCGTCACTTAGTTTAAACTTGTTGCCTTTGTTCAGTGTGTATAACGGCACACACATATCTTCGATGTCGTGTTCGTTAATCATTATTATCCCTCGCTTCAATCATTGCATCTGCCATATAGTAAGCACTCTGTGCTACATAGTCTTCTTTCCAACCTCCTTGGTCGTGAGGAAACCTAGTAATAATTGCTTGCATAGCTTTAGCAGCAAAGTAATCTCTTAAGTCCATGCCACCCATTGGAGTGTATTGTTCTTC